CAAGGGAGCAGGGCTGACTGAAAAAGGGCGTAAGAAATACAACGCAGCAACAGGCTCTAACCTAAAAGCCCCTCAGCCTGAGGGCGGACCCCGTCGTGATTCGTTTTGCGCTAGAATGGGTCCTGTTGCAGAGAAGAGTGAAAAAGGTAGCCGCGCTCGCGCTTCTATGCAGCGGTGGAACTGTCCTGGGTGGTGATGTATGAGTACTAGCGGAACTTTTGGCCAAACGACGATTAATGTACAGAAGTTGATCGACCATGGCGCACGTAGATGTAGTAAGTTAGCAGAAGAGTTAACGTCAGAGCAACAACTTTCTGCTAGAGAGTCTCTATATTTTTTACTATCTAATTTAGCAAACAAAGGTATCCAGTACTGGGCTATAAGTAAGACTGTAATAGGACTAACCGCGAACAAGTATATCTATACTTTGCCCGTAGGCGCTGTTGATGCGCTTAACGTGCTGTATAGGCGAATGGCTAGACCGAGCGGAAGTTATACTTCATCGGCAGGGGGTACTGTAGCAAATGTTTACGACGGAGATGTAAGTACTTTTTGTCAACAAACTTCAGCAAATGGAAACATAGCTGTTAACTATGGCGCAACCAGCCCTGTTTATGCGGGCTCTATCGGCTTCTTACCCTATGTATCCGGCGGCGGATCGGCGAGTTGGACAATCACCCTAGAATACTCTACAGACAACTCCACATGGAGCACGCTTGATAGTCTTGGAGCTATTACGGTGACGGACAATCAATGGGTGTGGACGGATATCGATCCTGGCCAGTCGGTGGCCTACTATAGAATCCGTATCTCGGGAGGCGCCACGCTCGCTTTGCGCGAGTTTTATATAGGCAATAACTCGACAGAGATTCAGATGGCAAGGTTGAATCGTGATGATTATACTAATTTGCCAAACAAGAACTTTACAGCAAACCAGCCTTTTCAATTTTGGTTTGATCGTACAATTCCTCAGCCTACATTATACTTGTGGCCTACACCCTCGGATGCTTTCGTGCAGATGACCGTTTGGTATAATCGCCAGATAGAGGATGTTGGAGCGCTGACTGATGAGTTAGAAATACCGCAGCGGTGGTACTTGGCAGTGCAATCTATGCTAGCGCATCAGATGAGCCTAGAGTTGCCCGGAGTTGATTTGCAGCGCGTTCAATATCTTGAGCAGCAAGCCGAGAAATATCTCTATCAAGCTGAGCAAGAAGAACGCGATAAATCTCCTATCTACTGGGCACCGAATATTAGCGTATACACTAGATAAGCAGGTTAAAATAACGGCATGCCACGTTTTCTAGACACTATTGGAAACTCTGACATCGCCATAGCAGTATGTGACCGATGCAAGATGAAGCGCGCACACTCGGTTATGCGTTCTGATCCAAATTCTCCTGGCCTCCAAGTTTGTGATCAAGGCTGCGCGGATCAACTAGACCCGTATAGATTACCCGCTAGACAGACTGAGCGAATAACTTTACGGTTTCCTCGCCCTGATGTTAGCGTTGATGCGGGCGATAATTATTTGATTACAGGTGGAGTAAACGAACTCCAAATCTCGACTCAGCAGAACACTCAGACGCCGACGAACACTGGGAATGAGGATACTATTGCTCCGAACCCACCAGATAACACGAGTACATAATGTCAGCACAAGTAACTATTGCACAATTACCCTCGGCTGGGGCTATCACGGGAACCGAGTTGGTTCCTGTTGTTCAGAACGGCGTAACGGTAAAGACGACGACTGCCGCGCTTGCAGGTTCTCCAGTACAGACGCAAACGTTCATTACGAAGAACCAAGAGCCAACCCTAGCTAACAGTCGCTCTTTATCCAATGGGACTGGTATAGGACTTGTTGACGGCGGCGCGCAGTCTACACTTTCTATTACGTTAAACGCAGCTTCTGGAAGCCTAGAGTCAGCTTCTAACGGGATGATCGCTAAGACTGCGAGCAACGCTGTGGTAGCTAGGACAATGACCTCGTCAACAACGGGATTGTCAGTCACTAATGGAGACGGAGTCGCGGGTGCGCCAGCCTTTGCGCTGACTGGGGTTGCCTTGGCTGTAGCGGGAGCGACGGGTACGGGTGCATTGGCGCTGACTGGCCCAACCACGGTCGCGACAAGAACAATTCTAGGAACAACAAGCCAAATCGCCGTGACTGATGGTAACTTCGCTAACTCGCCAGTTATTGCGATTGCAAGTGACCCGATAGTTCCTGGCACGGGGGGTATTGTCATCCCCGCAGGAACCACTGGGCAACGTGGATCAGCTACGTTAGGAAATATTCGTTACAACTCAACGACGGGTTTGTTTGAAGGCTACAACGGTGCTTGGACTGCGTTTGCATCAGGTTCTGGCGTTACGTCTGTAGCTACGGGAACTGGGCTCACAGGTGGTCCAATCACTTCGACAGGCACAATCAGTATTGATGTGACTGGAGTTTCGGCGGCTACATACGGCTCGTCTTTAGTTGTTCCTGTCATTGCGGTGAATGCGCAAGGGCAGATTACAAGCGCAACAAACACAACAATCAACGCTGTAACGCTGACTACGGGTACGATTTCAACAACCCCATCTAATTCAACTGACATAGCCAACAAGGCGTATGTTGATACAGTTGCGCAGGGTTTAGACACCAAAGCTTCGGTGTTGGCTGGTACAACGGCAAACATCACCTTGAGCGGCACCCAAACAATTGATGGGATAGCTCTGGTTTCTGGTGATCGTGTTTTGGTGAAGAATCAAACATTGCCCGCAAACAATGGACTTTACCTTTGTGCGGCGGGGGCGTGGACAAGAACTACGGACATGGATACTTGGGCTGAGGTGCCGGGAGCCTACGTCTTCGTAGAAACAGGCTCTACTCTTGCTGACACAGGCTGGGTTTGCACATCCGATGCTGGCGGCACGATTGGTGTTACTGCCATCACATGGGCGCAGTTCTCAGGCGCAGGCTCTGGCGTAAGTTCAATTACTTTTGGCTCTACTGGATTGACTCCAGCAACGGCGACTACAGGTGCTGTAACTGTTGCAGGGACGCTCGCGCTTGCTAACGGCGGTACAGGACAGACAACAGCAGGTGCGGCATTCAATGCTTTGTCGCCTATCACTACGACTGGTGACTTAATAATTGGAACTGGTGTCAATACGGCAAGTCGATTGGGAATTGGCGCTAATGGTTATTTGCTGACATCCAATGGAACAACGGCATCATGGGTTGCCGCGCCAGCAAGTGGTGTAACCACATTTAGCGCAGGAACTACGGGTCTGACGCCCTCAACCGCAACTTCTGGTGCGGTTACTTTGGCTGGAACTTTGGCAGTCGCCAATGGCGGAACAGGTCTTACGTCTGGGACTAGCGGCGGAATACTGGCTTATACGGCAACAGGGACTCTAGCGTCTTCGGCATTGTTGGCGGCAAACGCTTTAATGATTGGTGGCGGTGCGGGGGTTGCTCCAAGCACTACGACTACTGGAACAGGCGTTGTAACGGCTCTTGGAGTAAATACAGGCACGGCAGGGGCATTCGTAGTCAATGGTGGTGCATTAGGTACACCAAGCAGTGGAACGGTTACAAAACTAACAGGCACGGCATCGATTAACATTAACGGAACTGTTGGTGCTACAACAACGAACACGGGCGCGTTTACTACTGTAGCCGCAACAACAGTGACTGCAACAACTGGCATCTTCGGAGGAACATTCTAATGGCGGCTACAAACTTTACCCCTATTTCGCTGTACTACAGCACGACTGCGGCGGCTGTGCCGTCTGCTAGTAACCTTGTTGCTGGTGAGTTAGCACTTAACACGCTTGATGAAAAGCTGTACTTTAAGAACAGTTCAGGTACTGTTAAGTTACTAGCAAGCAATGCAGTTACCGCTCCTGTTACGACAATCACATTTGGTACAACAGGTTTAACTCCTGCCACAGCCACATCCGGTGCGGTTACTGTTGCTGGTACGTTGGCTCCCGCTAACGGTGGTACAGGGGTATCTAACAACGCAGCGATGACTGTAACGGGTTCAGGCAACTTTGCTTACACACGAACGCTGACAGGCGCAACAAACGTCACCTTCCCCACAACGGGAACATTAAGCACTTTGGCGGGTTCGGAAACCTTTACCAACAAGACTCTGACCAACCCCACAGTTACTAACTATGTTGAAAGCGTGGTGGCAATTGGCACTGTTACATCTTCTAACACTTTGTCTTTAACAAATGGAACTGTTCAGACAGTGACATTAACAGCGTCAACTGCTTGTACGTTCACGATGCCAACAGCTACTGCGGGTAAATCGTTCATACTGATTGTGACCCAAGCATCTGGAGGAAGTGGCACTGCGGTGTTTACATCAGTGAAGTTCCCCGCAGGGACTGCACCCACAATCACAGCGACGGCTTCAGCGGTAGATATTCTGACCTTTGTGGCTAACGGCACATCTTGGTTTGGCACATACGCACAGGCGTTTGCATAATGTTTGCGGCTAAAAACGAACTACTGACCCGCCCTAGTGGCGGCTATCAAATCTCACGCAGTTTGCGCTTTAATAGTGCTGATTCTGCTTATCTGAATCGTACCCCTGCAACGGCTACAAACCGCAGAACATGGA